GCAAGAGAAAAGTTCCCATATTCTATAGAGTGTAAAAATCAAGAGTCTATAAACATATGGAAATCATATGAACAGGCCTGTGAGAACGCTAAAGACTATGAACCTATTGTAGTGTTAAAAAGAAACAAAACAAAGCCTCTAGTATTAGTAGATGCAAAATATTTTACAGAACTACATAAAAAAAAGACTTGACATTGGTTTCATTTTATGTTAAGTTATAAATAATATAACAAACCAAGAGGTTAAAAAATGTTAAAAAAAGCAATAGCAATATCGGCAGTAATGTCTGCCATAGGAAGTTCTGCACATGCAGAAGGACAGATTGTATCTATACAAGATGTAAATAAAACAATTGTCCACCAAACACCTTACACTACAGAAATTTGTAGAAACTATCAAACCAGTGGTGATAAAACTGGAGATACACTTATGGGTGCTATTATTGGTGGTGCAATTGGTAATAATGTCGGTGACATGAAAAACAATGGTGCCTTGGGTGCTCTACTAGGTGGTATGTGGGCTCATCAAAATTCTGATGCACAAGGTGGTATTGGTACAAAATGTAAAACTATTACAAGATATAATGAAGAAAGTAGAACTGTCTACTCTCACTCTATTCTTACATTTAGGTACAACGGAAGAACTTATACCACTAAGTTTAAGAAATAGTAAACTGTATGAGAAAGTTTACTAGAGGTTGGAAACCTAAAAACCAATTCCAAACAAAGCGTAACGACAAGCCTAAAGAGATGAGTGGTTTGACAGTTATAGTTAGAAATAATGATGTTAACAAAGCCATCAGAGTATTGAAAAAGAAAATGCTCAATGAAGGTATCATGAAAGAAATGCGAGACAGATCAGATGGGTACAAAAAACCATCTGAAAGAAAAAGGATTGCAAAAAAGGCTGGTGCAAAAAGATGGCAAAAGAAAGTGAAAGAAATGGAAGCGAGGGGCGAATGGTAGATGTACATGAAAAAATGGCAAAGGTTAGGGCTGCAAAGAAACCAGCAGAAAACAAATCAATTCATGAAGAGGTTTTAAAACTGCCAGATGACCATGCTTTATCTGCAAAGAATGTAAAAGAATATATTGCATGGAATAAAGATAAACTTCCAGAGTTGAAAAGGCAAGTTAGGAACAAAGATAAAGGTTCTATTGCAAAACTTGCTGATGTGGAATCCTACATTAGAAATCTTAGAGGTTATCTAAGGGGTGGACAATACTTAGATGACTTTTATGGTAAAGAACAAGAGAGGAAAATTAAGTGGGTGACGATAGTTCCAAAGGGTTAGATGATAAGATAGTCAAAGGGCCTGATAAATGGTTTGCAGACTATGTTAAGAAGTCTAAAGCTAAAAGGGATAAAGTAAATAAGATACAACAAGATATGTTATTTATTGATGATATGACTCAGAATATCGTTATCAATTTTTTAGAAGATTTAAAACACGAAGGTTTTCAAATAGAAAGTAAAAGAATGATGGGTGACATAAGATTCTTGACAGATGTCATTAAATGTATTATTATGGGCGAAGTAGGATACAAACATCCATTAAGAGAAGCAGTTGATAAGTACATAAAGGACTTAGAGGGTAATAATGATAATAGTTGATATGAATCAGATTTGTTTGGCATCGGTTATGATGTCTCAACAAATGTCGAATAGTAATGATGTAGATGATAAGATGATTCGTCATATGATACTGAACTCAATACGATTGTATAGAGGAATGTTTGGTGAAGAGTTTGGTGAGATAGTTCTTACATATGACTCTAAACACTATTGGCGTAGAGATTACTTTGAACAATATAAACACAATAGAAAAAAAGGTAGAGAGAAAGATAGTAAAGATTGGAACGCTATCTTTGAATGTCTAAATCAAATCAAATCAGAATTTAAAGAGAACCTACCATACAAATTAGTTGAAGTGTATGGCGCAGAAGCAGATGATATAATTGCAACTCTTTGTAAACATTTCCAAGATGAAAAGATTATGATTGTAAGTGGTGATAAAGATTTTATACAACTACAGACATATCCAAATGTCAAGCAGTATAGTCCAATCCTAAAGAAACATGTGAATGGTGAAGACCCAGAGACATATATAAAACAACACATATTAAAAGGTGATACAAGTGATGGCATACCAAATGTGTTGTCGCCTGATCATACTTTTACAGAAGGATTAAGACAACGGCCTTTGACTAAAAAGAAGATTGAAACTTGGATGGATATGCATATTGATGATTTTGATGAAGAAGTCAAAAGAAATTATATTAGAAACGAAAAGTTAATTGACTTGAAAAAGATACCAGAGGTACTTGAAAAAGTTATCATGGTAGATTTTTGTGAAGCGCCTTGTGGTGATCGTTCAAAACTCTTTCCATACTTTACGGATAAGAGATTGAGAGAACTAACAGAACAAATAGGAGAGTTTTAATGGCTGATAATTATACATTACTTTATCATGAAATATTAGATAAGGTTCATAAAGCAAAATCTAAGGAACAGAAAGTATCTATCCTTAGACAATATAACACAGAGGGATTTAGAAAGATTATCAAAGCATCTTTTGATCCTAAAATAGAATGGGATATTCCAGAGGGCTCAGTTCCATATCGTGTAAACGAGGCGCCTGAAGGAACTGAACATACTAGACTTGCCACTGAGGCAAATAAGTTATGGCACTTCATCAAAGGTGCAGATAGAAATCTCAGTAAAACCAAAAGAGAAATGATGTTTATCCAAATGTTAGAGGGATTGTGTCAAGGTGAATCAGAACTTCTAGTTACTGCAAAAGACAAAAGACTACACCAAAGATATAAAGGTTTATCTCATGCTGTAGTAAAAGAGGCTTTTGATTGGGATGACAATTACATGGCGATTGACAACTCAATGCCTGCTGTTACTAGGGATAAACAAGGAAACCGAATCGCCGCAGATGATTCGTATCCCCAGATGCCTGGCAGTGCTTCTGGTGCCTAAAAAAACGCTGTAATTCCAATGACTTATTAGGGGGGTTGACATTGCCCAAAAACTATGGTACTGTATATACATAATGAAGATGAGAGGTAAAAATGGGTAAAGTTAAAAATTACATGATGGGTATCGAAGAGGATATCTATGCGATAGATGGTTTTGAAAACAAGGTATCTGAAGCAGAAAACACTTCAGAAGTCAAAGCTTGGGTTAATGAGAAACTTGGGTTGACAAGTTCATTTGATATCGGTATCGCATCAGATGTAGTAGATAATTGTTGGAATGAATATTGGGGGTACTATGTATAAAGTGAAAGTTGGTGATACAGTATACGGCAAGTTCGGTACTGCAAAGATTAAAAAGATTGAGTTGTGTGAAAAAGTCGGTGACAAAGAAGGTATCGCTGTCAAAGAGATTTGGAACAACTTGGTTGAAAAGTGTGTATTCGATATGGACAATGGACATTTTGAATACGGAACAGATATAGATTATATTCCATACTAAGAGGTTATTATGAAAACTTGGATTGCATTTAGTTTAATTGTTGTTTGTATTATGGTTGTGGGTTACATAGAAGACCCATGTGCAACAGAAGGTTTGATGAAAGGTTGTATGGACTAATAGTTTCTGATGCTCTCGCCTCTCAAATCTCATCATCAAAAGAGGGCATGCAGACGGCGACACAATCAATATATGATGAGTATAATGTGAAAAGATTGTGTCGCCAACTTTAATTTTTGATAAATAGTAGATATGGTTATGGATAAGTTTGTTATTATAAATGGTGGAACTCAGAAGCAGAGATGGTTAGTTGAAGATATTGCATGGTGGTTTTGTACCAAGTATTTTAAAAGATTCAAGTCTTTTAACATTGAAATAGATCTCACGAAAATGAAAGATAATGTGAACGGATGGTGTTATCATGTAGATGGTAATGCTTGTCATATTGAGATCGATAAAAGACAAAAGGGTGATGACTTTATTACTTGTGTATTACATGAATTAGTTCATGTGAAACAATTCTTGAAAAGAGAGTTGGTGGATACCAATGGTTTAGAATCAAAGTGGAAAGGTGAAGCATACCTTTACATAGATTATTATAATCTACCTTGGGAAAAAGAAGCATACCACTTGCAAGAAGTTTTACTAAAGGAGTACAAGAATGAGTGTCACAATGCTTAGTGCGGCTCTACTATGTTTATCCATGAATGTATTTCACGAAGCAAAAAATCAAAGTGTAGAAGGACAGATTGCAGTAGCAGAAGTTGTTATGAATCGTGTCGCCGACACTAGATATCCAAATACAGTTTGCGAAGTAGTATATCAAGGCCCCACAAGAGAATCTTGGAAAACCAAGAAACAAAAAGATTTACCAAAATACAAAAGGACATATTATCCTATCAGAGACAGATGCCAATTTAGTTGGTATTGTGATGGCAAGACAGATGAAATCCCTAAATATGACCATAATGCATGGCAGATTGCAACATGGGTTGCAAACGGAGTGTTACATGGTAAGTTAAAGCCTATAACTAAAGGTGCAACACATTATCATGCAGATTATGTATTGCCTGAATGGGCTGAAACAAAAACAAAAACAAAGGTGATAGGGAATCATATTTTCTATCGGTGGGAGAAATGATATGCTAGAAACACTTATAGTGTCGGTGATGGGTTCGTTCATATACGATAACATCACTTTTTTTAAAACAGCAAATAAACAATATGAACAAGGTTACAGATGGGAATATGATTGGAAAGATAGAAATCAAGATGTTCCAGCAATACCTTTGCAATATGAAGATGGTTCAGAAAAGGTGATTTGGGTACTTAAAAAATAATGATTGAATTTGATTATGATTTAGATTATAAAAATACTTTATTTAAACCGAATGATCCTAGATATAGGATTGGTCGTGGTGAGCAAGGTGTGCTACTAGTTAGACCATATACAGATGTTATATGTAAACACTGGCGATTTAAAACACCTAAAATTGCACAAGAAAGCGCTGTAAAAATATATAATCTTTATAATGGTTATAAAGAGAAAAAAGATTTTGTGGGTATGGATATGTGTCGTAAATTTTTAGAGATGGGATTTACAAGAGCAAGAAGATATGCAAATCATAGAAGTGGTAGGAAGTATGATTCAGAGGGTAATGTTAGGCCACAAGAAAAAGATGCATTGACTAACAAGAAAGCTGAGTCTGCAAAGATTTTTAGATACTATAGAAAATCCTTGACTTCTGACCCTACTTATATTATAATGAGAAAAGAATGGAGGCGAAATGAACATATTCTATTTACACGAGAATCCAATCCAGAGTGCCAAGTGGCATCTGGATAAACATGTCGTTAAAATGCCTATTGAGTATGCACAGTTACTTTCTACTGCACATAGATTATTAGATGGTACAATGTGGATTGATAGAACTGCAAATAATCGTAGAATTAAAAGATGGCGTTTAGATGATGACAGAGAAGATAATCTATACAAAGCAGGACATATCAATCATCCATCAGCAGTGTGGTGTAGAGAAACTACTGCAAACTATTTTCATTTATTTTCTTTGTATACTGCTACACTTGCAGAGTTTACTTATAGATATGGTAAACAACATGGTGCAAGTAAACCTTGGTTATGGTTACAAAGACCACCTAAAAATTTAAAGCGTGATGGATTTACATCAATGCCACAAGCGATGCCTGATTACTGTAAGATTGTTGGTGACAGCATTGGGGCCTATCGTAAATACTATATAAATGAGAAGAAAAGATTTGCAACATGGAAAGGTAAGATAAATGGAAGAGAAATCCCAGAGTGGTATGTCTCAAGCCGATCTCTATCGGCGTGAGATTGCACAACTAACAAAAGAAAAATATAATTTATATAAAAGAATAAAAGAATTAGTAGATGAAAACAATATGCTAAAATACGAAAGAGATGAAGATCAATATACAAGAAGGATGGACATCATAGGACAAAATGGAAACACTGGTGAACATTATGAGGTAGTGGATGAACAAAACAGAAATAAGTAATTTAAAAAGACACTTTTCAGATTTCTCTAATCCAGTATTAAGAAACTTTTCTATGTATAGAAGTTGCACTGGAGCTCCAGGCGTAAAGTATATAAATGAAAAAGTAAAACCAAATACAGTTTTAGATGTTGGTTGTGGTGCAAATAAATTTAAAGAACACATCCCTGGGCTTACTGGTATTGACCTTTTAGAGTATCGTGACTTTGGACATCCTACTGGGCCTGACATTGTAGATAATGTTAGAAACTTTTATCTAAAAGAACATCCAAAGTTTGATATGATATACTGTGTAGGAACATTTAACTTTGGAACTATGGAAGATATGTATATGAACTTTGATATCTTTACTAAGATGGCACCAAGGATATTTGGACATGCAAGGCCAGGTGGGCCAGGCGATGATAAAAGAGCTAAGAAAGCAGGATATCCATATTATCAATGGACATTTGATGAGGTTCACTTCTGGGCAAAAGAATTTAACATGGATGTTATAAACATAGAAGCAGAACATACAGATGTAAGTATGATGACAGATGAACATTTACAAATGTATTATGATGGTGTTACAAGTAACTTAGAGAAGGAGCCAGGCTATACACAGTTGGGTGTTAAAGCGCCAGAGGATGCTGTGGTTACAGATCCAAGATGTGATCCACTTAAAATCTCTGGAAATGTACAAGATGTTGTAGTGAATGAATGGAATAGAAGATTTAACAAAGATGAATATGTTGAGGGTGAAACTAGAGTAAGACCAAGGATGCACTTTGAGATGGCACGATGAACGATTATGATTCCAGACTACATCAAAAAAGAAATATTAGTGGTGTAGAAATAGATGATGTTAGAGAGAGATATACAAATCCAGTGGATTTTGCTACTAGACAAAATCTACCAAAATACAGAACTCTCTCTGGTGAAAAGTTAGCAAATGAGATAGCGGCACATAAACCAGATTTAGTTATTGATCTGGGGTGTGGTGCTAACTATTTCAAACCGATTGTAAGAAATGTTATTGGTGTAGACCTTACACATTTACCACAAGTAGATTTACAAAGAGATGTAAATACTTTGCCTGATATCTTCAAACCTAATGTTGCAGACTTTGTATTTTGTTTTGGCCCATGGTCAGTTTATGAACTAGATGCGCCAGAGGATTGGGAATATAATAGAAGAGTTATTAAAGTAATAAAGTATCTACTAAAAAAAGATGGAACTGCTATATTACATGCAAATAGTAAGAGAACAATATGGAATGAAGAGAACATTACAATGTTGGGTGATGAGGTTGGTTTTAAAACACAGATAGATGGTATTGGTATTACGGATACAAGGTTGATGACAAAAGACCATTGGAGAATACAACAACAAGTGCCAGAACATAGAGAAAGTATAGGGATGTGTCAAGATGGTGAGGATTTGATAAAGAATCCTAGATATGTGTGGCGATGGACACATATATAAACATGGGAGAAAATTATGCCGACATATACATTTAAAAGAGAAGAGTGTTGTGGAGACCAGATGCAACTTTGGACAGACTTCATGACTATTGCAGAAAAAGAAAAGTATTTAGAAGATAATCCAGATGTGAGACAAGTTCTGGTTGCCCCTGCAATTGTAAGCGGTGTTGAGGGAAAAACACATAAGATAGACGATGGTTTCAAAGAGAATATGTCTAGGATTGCAGAGGCACATCCAAACTCACCACTTGCAGATAGATATGGTAGTGGTGAAACAAATGCTAAGAAAAAGGCAAGAAGTGTCATTCAGAAGAGAACTGGAGCATCAGTGAATGTATCGACTAAACATAACTTAAATAATGTAGAGGTGAAAGGTGCAAAACACACTTACAAAAATGTATAGTCCAGAGAACTTTCATTTGTCAGAGGATGGACATACTATAGAAAAAAGAGTCCAAAGTCTATATTACAAATATAGATACACTGGATTTGAACTTCTAAGACAGATTCCTAGAGATGCAAAAGTATTAGATATAGGTTGTGGCACGAATATGTGGAAACCATATTTTGATGATTTATATGGGATTGATCCATACAATGAAGCTGCAGACGAGATGATAAAATTTGAAGATTACACACCACATAAAGAGTTTAATACTTATCTGGCATTGGGTAGTATAAATTTTTATAACAAAGAATATGTAGAAATGCAAATAGAACATTTAAGTAAAATAACTAATGGTGGTGACACTATTTTTTGGAGACAAAATACTGGCAAGAAACTTCAAGAAAAAGATATTAAAAATATGGGTGTTAATAATTGGACACCAAATAATGTAAAATATTTTCCTTGGGATTTGGAGAGTAATAAATATTTTGTAGATAAGTATGGGTTTGATTTGTTAGAGTTTGAAATCGACAATGAAAAAAGTCCTATGCGATATTATGCAAAGTGGAGTAGAAAATGAGTAAAAAATTAGAAATTACAAGTAAACACTTGGTTAATGTAAAACCAGTTACAGACAATCAAAAGGTTGTATTTGAAAGTTGGAAAACTGGTCAATCACAATTCTTGTATGGTGCTGCTGGAACTGGTAAGACATTCGTATCATTGTATCTTGCATTACAAGAAGTATTAGATACCACTACAAAGTGGGATAAAGTTATTATAGTCAGATCTTTGATACCTACGAGAGAGATTGGATTCTTGCCTGGCGATGAGAATGATAAATCTGCACTGTATCAAGTTCCTTATTCTAACATGGTTCAGTTTATGTTTGAACAACCAAATGAACAAGCATTCCAAATGTTGTACGATAAGTTAGTAAATCAAGGAACTCTATATTTTCTATCCACATCTTTCTTGAGGGGATTGACTTTTGACAATGCAATAATTATAGTTGATGAGTGTCAAAATTTAAATTTTCATGAACTTGACACAATTACAACAAGACTTGGACAAGATTCTAAGATATCATTCTGTGGTGATTTTAGTCAATCAGACTTACTAAAGACACAAGAAAGAAATGGACTTTGGGATTTTCTAAGGATTGCAGAAGAGATGAAAGAATTTAATTGTACAGAGTTTACTATCGGCGACATAGTAAGAAGTGGGTTCGTAAGAAACTACTTAATTCAAAAAACAAAACTAGGAATAGGGATGGAATAATGGATATTGTAGCATTAAGAAAACAACTAGAGATTGATGAGGGTATCAAACACGAGATATATCTTGATCATCTTGGTTTGCCTACTTTTGGTATAGGCCATCTAATTATAGAAGGTGACCCAGAGTATGGCATGGAAGTAGGAACAGAGATTACAGACGATAGAGTAATTCAAGCGTTTGAATCAGACTTAGAAACAGTTATAAGTGATTGTGAATCACTATATGAGGACTTTGATGATTTACCAGAGGAGTGTCAGCAAATCATTGCGAACATGATGTTCAATATGGGCTATCCAAGATTATCTAAATTTAAAGGTATGAAAGCAGGAGTAGATGCCAGAGATTGGAATAGGGCCGCAGATGAAATGGTTGACAGTAGATGGTATCGTCAAGTTACAAATAGAGCAGATAGATTAGTAGAAAGGATGCGAGGTATAACCTAAAATGAAAACATTTAATCATGATACAGTTGAACTACCAGAACTTAAAACAAAAAATATAGATAAGAAAAGATTTTATCTTACACCAGACGGAAACGAATATCCGTCTATTACCACAGTATTATCAGTAAGAAATAAAGAGGCACTATTTGAGTGGCGTAAAAGAGTTGGTAACGAAGTTGCAAACCATGTGTCACGACAAGCAATGACTCGTGGAACTAAAGTTCATCATATGTGTGAGGACTTTCTAAATAACGAGTTTGATATAAATAAAGCAAAAAAAGATTTTCTACCTTATTGTCTATTTACACGACTTGCCGAAGAGGTGTTATGCAAAATTGACATGATAAAATCACAAGAATGTGGTTTGTATTCTGATAAATATAAAGTGGCAGGAAGAGTCGATTGTATCGCTGAATATGATGGTGTATTATCAATTATTGATTTTAAGACATCTACTAAAGAACGAAGTGATTCATGGAACGAAAACTACTACATTCAAGGTTCAGCATACGCTGAAATGTTTGAAGAAAGAACAAGTATTCCAGTAAAACAAGTTGTAATACTTGTCGTAACCGAAGATGGAACTGTCCAAGAGTTCGTAAAAGATAAGGAAGAGTATTTACCTTTGTTGGAGCAAGCAGTTGCAGACTTCACTCAAAAGGAGCAAGAAAGTGCAAAAACTAACTAACCTACTAGTGGTTCTTTTTGTGGCTTTCTTTGCATGTCAATCTATTGCTACAGAAAGCCCTCTTTATGAACCAAAAGACAAAGAACTTGAAAACGAATATCAATACGAAGAATTTTCAGCACCACCATTTCCATTCATGATTGAAAGACCATTGGTGTGTGAAAGATCAGATATGCTAATATCAAAACTATCTGGCGTGCAGGCGCAAGTGCCACTGCTTAACGGAATGGGTGATATGGTAGATCGTAATAGTAATGAAGAGTTTCAAGTAAAAATCTTTATATCAGTAAACTTTACGACACAGGCATTCACAGTGGTGGAATTACATGAAAATGGATATGGGTGTGTTCTTGCAAGTGGTAAAGATTTAAAAGGCATGGAAAAACTTATTCAAGGAACAAAAATAAGACTTGACAAAGCCTTGTAAATTATGATATAAATATAGTTACAATTCGTTGATACGAGTTAAAGGCTGGGCTGGACATGGGGGCAGTACCCATCAGCTCCACCATAAACACATGAGGTTTATATGGGTAAAATAATGATTGCGATCTTCATATCCATCATGCTAAGTTGGGGAACTTATGAATGGTGGAAAGGTAATCACAGAATTGGTGTTAAAACAACACTAGATCCAATCTTCCTTTTGTTTTAATCATGTGCTTATGATGGGGCTGAAATAGGATCGACAGACAGAGATAGATGAGAGTAGAATTGTGGGATGACTGCCTAATAGGTCAAAAAAGTAAATGCAAACGATAATTTTGCATCTGTAGATTACGCTCTCGCAGCCTAATACTACTGAGTTTCGGTGGTGTACTTGGAAACAGAAACACCACCACTTAATTTTTATGAGGTTGAAATGAGAAGATTTATTTATGAAAGTTGGAATAGTGTGATGAACCATGATGTGAATCCACTAAAACATATCCCAGACTTAAATGTAAGACATATGGTCATGCAGATATTAGCATGGATGTGGTGTGTTGCATTTTCCATGTACTTTGGTAGTATGTGGGTGTTTGGTTTTACAGCAATCGCTCACTTAATTATTATTGGTGCGATAGTTGTTACAGTTGCAACATTTAAAATTACACAAGATATGGATTGGGGTTATCGTACACCAAGTCGTTCAAGAGCGATATATCATAATGGTAAAAGAATACCATTAGATCCAAGGGATGTTGGTGGAGAACACGAATGAAATTTAAACAAAACTCCAAATCGTTTTCTATGAAAATAGAGTCTCTTGCAAAAGAGAAAAACATATCACATATGGATGCTGTATTAGACTATTGTCACACAGAGAATATAGAGCCTGATACAGTTGCAAGACTAATCAGTAAAGGACTAAAAGAGAAAATTGAAGCAAACGCTAGAGATTTACACTTTTTACCTAAACATGCAAAATTACCAATTTAATGGTTGACATTGGGTAGGTTTTGTGATACTATGATTCTAATAAATTGAAACAGGCATAGATAGGATGGTAATTATGTCAAAAAGAAGTGAAGGTTTTTTTGAAGCAAAGTGCGATACTATGAAGGATCGCATTAAAACTTTAGAGTTTAACAATGCAGAGTTGGTTGTTAAAAACAAAGAACTTATGGAGAGGGTAAAAGAACTCTCTATGAGGAAACCAATGTGGCCGAAAGGATATAGGGTGAAACGATGAAGAAGGGTGACTTAGTTACAGTTCTGACCAACGCTGGTGAGTTTGTTGGTCGATTAGACAAAAATGATGATACTGGTGTTCATCTAGATAATCCAAAAATGATTGTAAATACGCCAGAAGGTAAAATGGGATTTGCAAGAGGTGTTTGTATGACAGGCGAAGAGAACGCTAAAAGTGCAATCTTTCGTGCTGGTGGTGTTGTCATGGTTACAAAGTCTAATCCAGATATAAACAAGGCATATACGGAAATAGTTAGTGGACTAAAATTATGAATGATGGGATTCCAATATTCCCTCTAGGTGTAATTAAGATTTACAATAATCCTAATCCACCAGTTTACAAGAGTGATTTTAAATTTGTTGGTCAGGGTGGTAACAATCCTAATACTACACAGTTTGGTGATGAGTTACCAAACATCGTAGAAAAACCAGAGATGAAAGATTTAAAAGTTTGGTTTGAGGAATGTACAAAAGACTATCTTGATAATGTCATGCAGATTGCATACGATGAATATTGGATACATGAGAGTTGGATAAACGAAGCAAAGCCAGGCTCACATCAGAATACACATAATCATGGTAATTCTATTATCAGTGGTGTATATTACTTTGAGTCTGTTCCAGAGCATCCACCTTTGGTTTTTGAAAAGGTTGCATTTAATACTGACCCATTTATGTCGTTAAGAAAACACTATAACAGAGGTAATCCAAACTTTCAGAATCAACTTGCTTTTCCATGCACAAAAGGTTCTTTGATTATGTTTAACTCATACTTGTATCATGGGTTTGCAAAGAATAATACAGAACACACTAGAGTAAGTCTTGCATTTAATATACTTGCAAATCTATCAGATAGAGATCATTACAAACTAAACTTTAAGAAAGAAGAAAGATTCTTTAACAGAGAACAGGCAGAATATTCAGTGCAAAGTAATAATGCTGAGGGTGAGATAACAAGAAGTATGTCCAAATGAAACATATAGTTTACGGAAATGGTGAATCTAGAAAAGTCATGGCACATAACGAGTGGACAACCACTTGGGGATGTAATGCTGCTTATCGTGATTTAAGTGTTGACAATCTAGTTTCTGTAGACTATAATATGCAACAAGAGATATATGAAAGTGGATATGCAGAAAAGAATAAATGTTATTTTGCAGATTGGGAAATATTACCACCAGAGTTTGGCGTAGAAAGTCTGATTATGGGATGGGAAGAAGGTAAGATACACGAAACAGAACAAAGGGAAATTAACAGTGGTTGTGTAGTTCAAGGTAAAACACAAGAATCTGTAGAGAATACAATAAAAGAATATATGACACTTAATCCTAATTTGGATGAGAATGACTTGAGAGAAAAGTTATCTTATAATGTAGGATTATATATTACACATGTAGATGTCAAAGATATGGTAGAAACCATACAGTTTCCAAAAGGATGGTCTTGTGGGAACACTGCGATACATCTTGCATGTCAAAGTGGTGCAACAGAATTATACATGGTAGGTTTTGACGGAAATGATTATGGTAAACCTATAAATAACATGTATAAGGGTACAAAGAATTATGTATCCGAAACCGCCAAAGGTTTCAATA